CCGTTCTTTGGCTTCTGCTTTCTCTACTGATTTGGGCACTGTTATTTTTACGTTATCCAGGTCATAGGAGGGGCAAAGCCTTGAAGTGTTGTCAGTAACATCCAGCAAAAATCCATGGTCTTTCCCCTCACAGGTTCTCAATACTCGACCAACCGCCTGAAGGTATAGTGCTGCGCTCAAAGTCGGCCTTGCCATAACAATTGCTTTAAGCCTGGGAAGATCGTATCCCTCAATAAGTATCTGGACAGACACCATAATCCTAACATCTCCACGTTCCCACTTGAGCATGTTACTTTGTCTATCAAGATCGCTTAATTGAGAATGAACAATAGTACTTTCTTCTGGACCCAAAAGGTTATAGAGTAGTTGGGCATGGTTAATATCAACCGCAATCACACAGACACAATCATAACCAGACAAATATTTATTTATAGCCTCTACACAGGTATCAAGATGTATTTCTCTCGTACATATCTCGCCTAATTCTGAGAGATTATAATCCCCGTTTACACTAATCCCTGCCAAGTCTTGTTCCAGGGATTCATGGGAAGCGACAACCCCTTTTAAATTTACAAGATGCCCGTCTTTTCTCAATTCTTCATATGTGATTGTATGGTTCAGGACGGGGAAAAGATTTACGCTCCCAGGTTTGCACTTATTACTAAAAATATAGCCTAAACCCATCCTGAACGGACTGGCCGTGATTCCTAATATTCGGCATTGTGGCCTTTGTAGTCTTAAATAGTCTATGAGCTGTTTATACTGTGTGTTGCCGTTGATATCTATTCTGTGGCATTCATCAATAATAATTAACCCGGCACCTATATATTTTTCCTTCATGCCGACAAAGGTTTGTATAGTTGCGATTGTTATGGGTCTTTCTAAGGTTTTATTTTTCAACCCGGCACAACAGACACCGATATGCCGAAAATGGATATCTGTAAATTTTTCAAAAGCATTTTGGAATTGAGAAATCAATTCTCTTTTATGCGCCAGGATTAAAAAATTCATCCCAGGGTTTTCATTATATAATCGTTGGATTAATCGGACTGACATAAACGTCTTGCCTGCCCCCATAATTCCTGACAACAAAACTTCAGGCATTATTTGTAAGTCCGTATAGATTTTATCCAATGCCTTTGCCTGATATGGTCTTGGCTCGAAAGTCATCAAGCACACTCCCCATGCAACCGCACATGGCATCCAGCGCAAAGCAGGATATGGGTATTTGTGTCAATAGCCTCTTCGCCGTATTCCGCAACAGGCAGGGTATGATGTAATTCTACGTCAATAATATCACCGCAGCGTTCACAATAATTATAGCCATATTCTTTGCATTGAGCCTTTTTTAGTTTATCTGTTTGCTTGCTTCGGACGTATTCAGAGCTTGTTGGCGGGATGTATAGTTTTGAGTGGGGGTCTATCTGTATATATGGGTTAAAGCCATAAGTGGGGCATTTGCGCTTACATTCATCGGAACAATAAAAGTTACGTTCACCACCAAGTACACCTTTAATTGAGGATATTCTACCTTGAACTTCTATTTTTCTTGGTCGGAATATTTTATGGCAAAAATAGCATTGAACATTTATGTATCCAGTATCATCGATTTTGGGATTGTCTATTATTAATAATTGATCAAAAAGGGTTTTGCTTTTCGATGGGGTGTTTCTTTCATCCCTACGTTTCAAGAAAATCGCTTTTTTATTTTTTTGTCTATATTTTTTGGTACGTCTTTTAGCTGTCTCTTTATTTTTCTCTCTGTACTCCTGTATCTGGTCCGTTCTCGATATAACTTCAAGTTTGACACATTGTTTACATCGTTTTCTAATCCCAAAAGCATCTCTGGATTCTTTATTGAATTTTGAAATACTTTTAATACACCCGCACGTAGAACATCTTTGCAGTTTTTGAGCCATGAGCATCTTACGGTCGATTAAGTTCCATTCTCTTCCAAACGGTCTTCTGTTTTTTTGTTTAAAGCATTCAATGCAGGCAGAATGCACTCCATTTTTTTTACTCTTGTTCTTGTAAAAACCAGATAAAGGCTTTTTAATCCCGCATTTAGAGCATTTTTTCATAACGGGAAAACCTCCTTCAAATCACCAACAGACCGGCATAAAACATATTTACCGCCCGAAGCTTCTAGCTTTTTTTGGAAATCTTTCTGTGACTGGCTCATTCTGCCGGTTGCGGTCTTGATTTCTATGCCATAAAAAACACCATTAAAAATGGCGCATATGTCGCTTAATCCCGGCGTTCCTGTCTTAACGTATCTTCCCTGGGCAGTTTGGAAAGCACCTGAATTGGCCCTGAAAAACACAATATCTTTTGTCTTTTGAAGGAACTTTAACCAATCCATACAAGATTTTTGAATCATTGCTTCTGTTCTTTTCACTTTCATCTTTCAAAACATTCCTTGTAAAATGGGCACCACTTAGCTTCGAACCAATCTGCCCTTGGGCAAGATCCTTGTGGTATCTCCCCACGAATTGCAACGAAGACATCTTGTAACTTATTGATAGTTGCTTCTTCATCCAATGGCACCCGTTCCATATATAATGTAGAATCATCTTTACAATAAACAAACACCGCCGCCCTGGTGAGTTTCAAACCCAACATATAAGCCTGGACTTGCCAGTAATAACCCTCGTTCCATGCCCGGTAAGATCCTTTCTTGATCAGTTCATTGTATTTCTTTTTACTACAGGTCTTGTGTTCAAAGAGGTGGGGAGTCTTCGGTGCTTCGACCAAACCTTCAATGATGCCATCAATGGACCCGGTTAATGTGATACCGTCCATGGTAAACTCAACAGGTGCCTGTCCTGAATGGATATTAAAGCCAGCAGATGACAGGTCAGCTATTGTTTGGTCCTCAAGAATATTGCCCAACTGAAACAGTCTTAAAACTCTCCCGTCAGGTTGTTCCCCAACGAAACCATTATGGCAGAACCAGAGATATCTCGCGCATTTATGACCACATTGAGACAACCCAAGCCTTGTTCTAATGACATTTTTCTTTTCGTATGCAAGATCAACGGCTTTGACTGTTGATACTTCATTTATAATTTCAGCAAGATTAGACATAGAACTCCCCTCCCCCTCAAAGAAAAAGCCGCCCCCGATTAAAGAGGCGGCATAGATTTTACCAACCGCCTGCCGCTGCCATTTGGGGTTGTGCCTGTCCTTGTGCTGGCGCTGCTGTTTGCGGAGCTATCGCCGGGATAGGGGTGTTAGGGGGATCGTACTTCTTGATTTTGTTGCTTTTTAATGGTTTGCCCGATGTGTTTGACGTAAATTCCTCAACTCCAATCGTAATTACCATAGGCTTCCCCATAAGCCCGTTGGTGTCCTGTGGAGGATACTGCACCTGGCACATATTACAGATCCTTTTCAATGTCCCCTGCCCGATGGCCTGGCACTGTGCAGACGGGTTTGTGATATTAATATTGTCAGTCAAGATTTCCTGGGCGTACTGCCCTTCAATAACCTGAATTTTCAGGACAAGAATTTTGCCGGTCCCGGCTTTATTGTCTTTCAATTCATCCCTTACGATACATGCCTTGTATTTGCCTGCCGGTAATACTGTGAACCCACCTGAACTTTCTTCGACATCTTTATCTAGTGCTATCCCTGCTAAACTTGTCATGCTGCCACCTCTTCTTTAATTGTTGTTGGTTTATTAAAATATTGTGCAATTGCTGCCCATCCGTTTTCCTTTGGAATTTCAATCTCAAATGGCAGGTCCATTCTGGATTTTGCAAGGAAGGCGGGACGTTCTTCTGTATAAATAACCCTTTCACCCTGCCCAATACCTTTTGATTTTGCGTTGAATCCATCACCTTTTTTGGTAATTGTAATCCGGTGATCTCCAAAGAAAATGTTGTCACACCACTCTGTTAACCGGCTTGCTGCGTGTTTATGGAGTTTCAGGATATATTTGTCGTATGGGTCCACAATCGGGGAGTTGAACGCCCTAACTTCTGAATGAGCCAGCAAAACCGGGGCAACACCTTTTTTTCTGAGAATTTCCAACCCTTTCAAGAGTTTTTCCCAATATGTCATGGCAAACACATAGCCTTTTCCATATCCGAAGTCTTCCAAGGATGCTTTTTCATGGTCCCGACAAACCTTGTCCCATATCAGCTTTTCAATACTGGATGTTGTGTCGAGGACAACGGTTTTGTATCCGTTGCTTTCGTTGATCAACACCCGCATGTATTCTTCAAGCTGTTCGTATTTTTCGATAGCAGGAAAAGAATCAACATCCATACCCATCAAGCCGTCTTCTGTATCAAGAAAAATAGGTTCTGGCATGGACGCTGCGAGTGTGCTTTTCCCCCAGCCTGGAATCGTATATATAAGGATGCGGGGCGGTAACTGTGGCCGTTTTTTAATCAGTGATTTTAAATCCATTACGCTACCCCCTCGACCTTCAATGCCGGTTTAGCGGGCTTGCTGGTGATACACATTGCGGCCAAAGCCGGATCAATCTTTTCAATCATCCTGAGATTTTTCAGATTTATCGCAGGTTTCAGATCGACGAAACTCATATTCTCAGGCAGCTGCAATTCCTGATAAGCTCCATAATCCAGTTTGCGAGTAAGCTTTGAAGTAACAGAAACCTTAAAGCCGTCCGTGGCTTTTGTTTCGGTCCCTTCTAATTTTGTCGGCCCAATAGCCTTGATCAATGCCGCCTCTGCTAAAAGACGGGTTTCCTTTGCCGCTTTCTCTCTGGCTTTCGCCATAATAAATTCTTGACACAATGTTTTCATTATCTTGCTCCTATATGATAGTTACGGCTGGACCTTTTCCAGCCGGGTATAATCAAGTTTTAACCCAAATCCAACCCGGCCTTTTCAGCAACATCCAGGGCCGTTTTGAGACTGATATACAAATCCGCAATAATCTGGGCAGCTTCATTTGTATGGTAATTATAATTTTCCGACTCGGACAACATCAGGTCAACCCGGTTGATTTCAGCCTGAATTTTCTTTTGGTCTTTTACGACCAGCTCGGCCCTGGCTTTTGCAGCGCTCAATTGTTCAACTCGGACCTTTTCATCCTCCGCCTTGGCCCGGTCAAAGTCTGCGTTCATGGCAATGGCTGAATCATTCACAACAACCATATTCAGCCGGGTTGCCTCATCCCACATAGCGGAATAAACGGTCAGATATGCGGCTTCCTCACGGGCTTTAATTTCCGCCTGCTGATCTTCCAGGGCCTTGCGGTCGGCTTCAAGCTGTTCCTGCTGTAAACGGAGTTTTTTAGCCTGTTCTTCGGCAATCTTGGCTGCTTCCCGCTCTTTGACTTCTCTTTCAAGATCGAGCTTGGCCTGAATCTCTGCCTGTTTTTCCCGTTCGACAACTCGGGCAGCCTCAAACTCTGCTCGTTCATCAGTCAGCTTTTTTGCTTCGATCTCCTTCTCTTTTTTTATCCGAGCTGATTCTTCCTGGTCTTTTTCCCATTTCAGCCGGTTATCAAAGGCTGTCTGAGTTGTGGCGATACCGTCAGCCTTTACCAGCTCTGCTTCGTCAAATCGTTCACCAAAATCAATCACTGAGAGCTCAAAGGTTTCCAGCCTGCCAAGATCCTGTGCTATTTCTTCGGATGACCGATTGTATTGAAGTCCAGTTTTTGCAAGGGTGTCGAGTTCAACGAAAAAACTATTGATCTTATCTTCTGCTTCCTGCCGTATCTGGTCCGCTTCGGCTTTCTTTTTAGCCTTGACCGCTTCAACCGCCTTAACCTTGGAATCCAGCTTGTCATAAACAGCGGTTACCCTGGGCTCTAAAAGACCGGCGGCGGTATCGGTTTTCTTTTTAAATTCTCTGGTGAGCTTAAGCCTGTGTTTTTCAATGTTCACCTGTAGAGATTTGGCAACCTGTCGGAATTTCCGAACAGTTGTTTCAGATGCTGTATCAGTAATTTCAAGATCTGTGGCTTTTTCAAGTTCCTGGATGGTTTTTTCTTTAATGTCGAATGTGGCAAGGGCGTTGGTGAAAATGATAAGGTCTTTGCCAGCTTCAATGGGTGTTATTTTTTCTGCTGTCTGATTCATACTTCCTCCTCTTTACCAATCAATTCTGTTTTGTTTACATTCGGGACATACCGGCTCATTCTCTTGACCTTTTCGGATAACCCGGAGACATTCTTTCAAAAGCCCTTCCCATCCACAGTCCCTGCATTTTGCTTTTTTTGGAGAATCTTTCATTATATCGCCATCCGTTTCGGCGTCTCAGTTACCACAAACCCACGTGCCCCAGACTTCGCGAAATAAATAGGATCTTCAATTGATACATGGATTTCACCATTTTCTATCCACTGATCATCCAATGATATTTCCTGGCCCTTGAGAAAAACACGGATCGGGTATTCTTTGGCCTTGCGGTCTGACATTGATTCAACCATGCCTATTATGGCGTCTGTTAATTTCTCCATTATTCCCTCCCTCTCTTGATAAGCGCCCGGCCGCCAAGACAAATCATAGCGAATCCAGACAGACAGATTACAAGCAACTGCCCCGGGGTTTCGGTGTCGCAGCACATGATTAGTACAAATCCTGCAATGATCATTGCGCCGTATAAGTTCGTGATTGCCGTTTGCATTATTTTTTCTCCTTTTGCATTTTACAGACATACTTGTATGCAGGGGATGAAGAGTCACAGCCTGACCAGCCAAGACATTGTTCTGCTGCCAATCTTGCACAAACTGCGTTGCTGAATAATTTATAGTAGCCAACAGATATATTTTTCTGGCTTACTACTATAAATGCCGCCCATCTTTTGTTTGGTTTAACCCAGCGAACTCCCTTTATGCCAGAGGTGTTCCTTTTACTGTTCCCGGTATTTCTAATATTGCACTGCTGTGAGACTTCTCTTAAATTTGAAATCTGATTGGAGGATGGATCACGATTTATGTGATCTAAAAAATCATCTGGGAATACCCCATAATAATAAACCCAAGATAGTCGATGGGCTTGGTAACTTTCGCCGTCAACACTAATCACCAGATACCCGTTAGGCCTCTTGTGTCCTGCAATATCACCAACTCTTATCCTTCTATTGGGCGACTTTCTCCATGTAAAAGTCCCTTCAACCGAGTTTGTGTTAAATCCGTTTTCATTCCCTTCTCCTTTGGGTCCACATGATTAGCGGGTCAAACTATTCACATGGTCCCTTTGGTTGTTGTTGGTTAATGTTTCGGGGTTCTTGCCTATTCGCCATTTTCGCCCTTGTTTCCACCGTGCTTAGCCGGGATTGTTTCCAAGGTGCGGACTCAGCAGTATTATGCTGCCTCGATTTGCTTCAAAGACTCTGCGGCTTCCAGAACATTTTTATCCCCGGCGTAATATGCGCCGATTAACCGGGTCAATTCTTCTGTGACTTCGGGCAGGGTGTTATTTGCTATGAGGGGAAGGATGGCAGAAAAGCCAAGGACAAAGCCTTCGGCTACTTCTTCCCTGTTTATTACCGGGTTCCTTTTGGCGTAGGAATTGATAATCTTGACGGCCTGCCCCAGCCCATTCTTGAAAGTGATCATCTGGCCCACCGACCCCATCAGTGTGGGATCAAATATACTTGATGTCTTAGCCTTGGTTTTCCATACAATTGCAAAGGCGATATAATTTGATAGCGCACGATACAGAATCTTTTCCCCATCGGTATGAACATCGGGGTTATTGTCCAGCCAGAAGTCGGCCAGGTCGGATACGAAGGTTTCCATGTCTATAAAAGATGTTGGTTTTTCTACACCTTCGGCATTGCAGAATCGTTTAATTGCTCCATTGATTTTCGCTGCCGTGTACGGGGTCTTGCCCAAGAATTGCTTGGCATCCACATAACCCACGACACCCTGATACTTAAACTCTAAACTTCTTTCTTGCTCAAAATTAAAACTCATGTCATACTCCTATACATTAATGATTGCATCTTGCAGCCCTTGCAGCTTCGATAACTCAAGGGTTGCTTTTTTTATGATATTGGCTGCGGTTGTTAATGAATTTTCCATACCACCACCAAGTCCATCTAAATCTTTTCTAAGCTCGTTAAGACTAACCAACAAACCACGGCCAGCGTCTTCTATGTGCCGCACCCTTGCGTTATCCACGTTTGTAGGGCTGTCTACTTCAAGCTGGCTCTCAAGATCGCGGATCTTACGCTCCATGGCTTCCATATCTTCATTGGCGGCGGATCTGCCGGCAACAGCGTCTTTTCTCTCTCTTTGTGCCTTTTCCAGATCTTTTTCAGCCTTTTCTATTTTGTCCTTATTTAGTCCCTCGTGAAATTCAGAAGCCTGTTTGCCGATTGAATCACGCTCTTGAATAAGCCGGTTGTCGTATTCTTTTCTGAGTTGTTTGATTTTATTTTCTTTGTCCAAAAGAATTTTTGCGGTATCGGATTCTGCGATTTCTTCAAGCTGTTTTTTTACTTCATCCCGTTCCTTGGATATCTTGTTTAGGTCTTCTAAAGCCCGGAGTTTGTCATCTAAAGCAGTTTGCTTTTCTTTATTGGCAAACAGACTCGATTCAATAAAGGTTAAGAAAAGCTCTTGCTGATCCTTGTTTAATACTGATAAACGATTTGCAGCGCCTATTGTAATGGATGCGCCTTTATATTTTCTCATGAGGTCGGGGATAAGGTTTTTTAGATCCGGGGTTCTGCCCGCTTCAAGTTCGTCAATACGTTTTTGGGCCGCAATTAATTCCTTGGCCTGTTTGACGGTTAGCCTTTCTTCTTTTTCTGCTGCTTGGCTGGCTGATTCTGGTGTGGATGGGCGGGAAAGGTGAGTGAGGACACTACTTGAAAACCCTTCACGTGTAGGGTTTTGACCGTAAATACGAGCGACATTCATAAAGTTTAACCTGGTATCTTCTTTTAACCCAAATTTCCATTCAGCCAACTCACCGTATTTGCCATGAGGTGTAACTTCTTTTAATCTGAGCAATTCTTTCCCGACTCTGATGCCGGTTTGTGCATGGTTCTCCAAAGCTTCGCCCAGATAATATAAGCAATTTTTAATTTCATCTGTAATCTCAACGGGTGAAGGGTTGTTGTGTGTCTGGATTTCATCTGTGATAAGAGCCTTAGATTCCATGGTATTACCTTTCTATTATTTCAATATTATTGTTTATTCTGTCCTCAATCTGTAGCCTATTGACAAGAGACGGGACGGCTTTAATGGTGTCGATAGAAAGTAAAATGCAGGTTCTGATGATTTCTGATTTCCCCCGGTCAATGTCGAATGACGCCCTGCCCAATAAGTCTGCAAACTGCTCTGATACTTTGAACGTGATCGTGATTTCTTTTGCCATCTATACGGTTTCTCCTATTTCAAGATGTTCGAATACCCGTTTGATCTCTTCCGGGTTGACCCTTTTCCACTCTGATATTGACCGGCCTGGAAACATTTTTGATAGCCGTTCTGCCAGTGGCCAGGAAACTTTTCTTTCTCCGCTTAGCAGCCTGCTGACCAGGGCATCAGAGATATTTAGTGCAATTGCAATGTCTTTATTTTTCATCATGGATTCAATTTATTTGATTTTATTGAACTTGTCAACAATTAATTTGACAAATAGTCAATTTAATTGAACATAGATATTAACTATTTGATATAATTGAAGATCATAGGAGTTGACTATGTGTGTGGCACTCGAATATATTGAAGATATGCTTGCAGACAAAGAAATATTTTCAATTTGGCTAAAAGATGTTCTCAAGATGAAGGGGATAGCCAAAGGCAAAGACCTTGCCCAAGATGTTGGTGTCGCACCAGGGACTATCTCGGGTTGGTTCGGCACCAAATCGAAGGGGCCTGAACCAGATGTTTGCAAAAGGATCTGTGAGGTATTGACGAATAAATACGAGTTCCCATCAGACTACGATGAAATCATAGAAACAGGCCGCCAAGAATCCCAACCCCAAACCCAAGACATTGACAAGAAGATCCAGGAGGCAGTTGATAAGAAGGTCACGGCTGTCATGGAGGCACAACTCCCCACAGTAGCAATAGAAGCACCAGCCCGGCCCCAGAACGACATAGAAAGGCGCAAGGCCCAGAAGAACCAGCCGCACCATGACCTTGTGAACAAATTCCGGCACCCAGAGCTTGCTTTCCAATTGAATGAAAAAATATATGAGATCGAGGGATTGTCACAAGACGCCATGGAAGACATAGACGATTACCTGGATAATAAGCTTAAACGGCTTCGGAAAAAGAAGGCTCCAGGAGAAGATACCCAGGGAAACAAAATGGGTTAATTCTCCCATTAAAAGAGTATCACCGGCATATAATAGATATGACCGGAGTAATAGTTGAATCAACCGTAACAGCCCCGTACATCGGTGATACGATCATCGGCCAGAGCATATATGAGATATTGCCCAAGGCCAGCGTGACGGCGTATGAATATGCTCTATACAAAGCCTTTGCAACCGGAAAACCGCAGTGGTGCGATTATACGGTAGCCGACAATACTTTTGTGGTCCTGGTAGAATGGGCGCGGAATATCCAGGCTTGGGTTGTGCATCAAGTACCGTACGATGACAACATACATGATATACAATTACAACTCTTCCTGGCGTTGAATAATTACCGGCAAGCCCGAGGATAGGTACTTCTACCTATTTACAGGGGGTGTGCTGGGTGGTATGGCTATCTTTTAACTTTATAAGATAAGGAGTGTGATATGGGACATTTTTCCCCGGGTCCAAACGGTGGTTTTTCGGTTTTTACCTGGATTGTTTTGTTTGTAATCCTGTGTTTCGTGATAGATGAGTTTAGAAAACCAAAAAGGAAACCATTTAAAAAAATCCCCATGGAATCCGACAATGAATTTTCAGAAAAACATAAGAAAAATTTCCTTGACATCTAATATTATTCTTTAGTATTATTCTTGACGATTAGCGGGTCAAACTAATCACATGGTCCCTGTAGCAAGGGGGACCGCATGAAAAACAATCAGTCTACCAACATTCTTGAAGAGTCCGAGCAAGGCATCCCGCCCGAATCGGATTTTTTCGTCCAGGAGCAAGTTCCCTGTTTTTGTAAATATGAACTAAACGGCATTATCATAGGGGTTATCATATGACCCTGGCAGCCAGCACCAAAGCATTGACCATCCTAAGCCTGTCAGCAACCGCCGGGACTATCATGGCCAGGGAAAAAGATGACCGGGCGAAATTCAGAGGTACAAAACTGGTTGAAGCCGGGTGGAATGCAACCGCAAAATATGCCAGCGTAAACAAAAGCAAATCCAAACTACGACAGGTCGGAAAAGAGATAGAGAACATCTGCCCACTCGAAGAAGTCTTGAACGTCCTGGAGGTCTTATCTTTCTTGCTTTGTGGACTTATTGATCTTTGGAGTCATGCCAGTCAAAACAACAAACGCCAATTGGATATAGTCATTAAAAGGGTCATCTGGTGTATCAAACTCCTTGACCCCAAACTCAATCAACACGAAATCCACCTGTCGGCTTTGGATAAATATGAATCGTGGGTGGTATGATCAACTTAGTATGTAATTTAATTTAGTTTTCTGGAGGTATAAAATGGAATGTTCTTGCACAATAAATATTGACCATGAAGGCGGACCAGACTGCTACAGAGAAAAAATTGTTACCGCAAGAAAAAAACACCGCTGCTATGAGTGCTTTCAAGACATTCAGCCGGGAGAACAATATGAATATGTTTCGGGGATATGGGACGGAGATCCGCAGGCGTATAAGACCTGTCTCGATTGCAAAAGTATCCGAGACACCTTTTTTGATTCATGGACGTATACCCAGGTCTGGGATGATTTTCACGACAATTTTTACTTGGAGGATATTCCAGAATCTTGCATTTCAAAGCTTACGCCGGGATCTCGGGATAGGGTTTGTGAATGGATTGAATCTGGATGGGAAGATGAAGGCTATAGTCAGTATGACCAGGCCCGAAAGGAGGGGCGATGAAACGCCACAAAGCCGCAACCTTCGCCCAATGGAGATACGCCCATGAATACGAAACCGGCACGAGCCCTGATAAGATCTTTGAAGCCCTTGACCCGCACCAGAAAGCGTGCTGCCGGATGGCGGTCAACGATATACTGGCCGCACCGGATGAGGATGTTCCCGAAATCTGTTTCGGGAACATAAAATCAGAATCGTGTTCCTGCCCTGCCGGGTCGCTGTGCGAGTTTTTCGGAAAAGAAAACGAATCCTGTTTGTATGGGGAGATTTAAGAAATTGACAGGAAAAACGGTAGTTAATATAATAAGTTTAGCCAAAAAAGGATCTTAAAAGGAAAAATCTTGACACACCTACCCCAGAAATATAACACTCTCATAGATCAGTATAGATCAATGGGGGAGGTATGTATGAAGGGGAATATTATCACAACCGAGCGGTGTATGGTATGCGACAAGGTGTTAAAGCACGATGATAAGCGCAATGGGTTGTTTTGTCCGGAACATTCGCAGATATCCGCAGTAAAGATATTCATTGTCCGGTTCGGTCGGCACATCCAGAGACAGTTCAGCTACTATAATAAAGCAGCTCAATTTTTAAATGGGCTCAGATTTAAAACGGGAGAGGGTTCCTTTGACGTTAAAGATTACCAATCGGACAAACCATATTCTTTCATGTCTCTGTCTGAAAAATATTTAAAGCGGAAAAAGCACCTAAAAAGTTTCAAGGAAAAAAAGAGGCATATCACAGTGGCCCAGGAATATTTTTATGATGCCAATGTAAAATATATTTCCGGGGCAGACGTTGAGGATTATCTTTTTGAAATTCCGAATATTTCAGAAAAAACCAGACACAATTATAAAAGTGCCCTCCATGATTTTTTTAAATGGGTCCAGAAACGGCAGATAATAAAAATAGTTCCCCCTTTTCCGGAAATAGAATTTGAACTTGGTTACCGGACCATCACCGATATGAGAACACAACGGGCAATCATTAATAAGGTTATGGATCTGACAGAGGATATCAACCCGGTAATTTGGTTTGGGATTGACCTCCTGGCCACCTATGTTAATTTGCGCCCAGGGGATCTGCTCAAGATCAAAGAAAAGGATATCGATACCGAGCATGGGATAATCACTATCCAATATCCAACCAAATCAAAAAATAAAAAGAAAACCGTTCGGTTGCTCCAGGATCACATAGAATATTTTATCGAGATGAAAGACCAGTTCCCTGCCCTGCCCGAATTAAAATTTTTTCGGCACCATGGCGGGATAAAAAGTATGCAGGTCAATCAACCGTTTGGCCCGAAGTATTTTAAAACTTGGTGGGACCGGGCTTGTAAAAAATTAGGAGTTCGGGATTTGGATATGTACGGCGGCACCCGGCACACCAGCACAACCGAAATTGCTAGGCTTGCCGGTACCAAAAATGCCCGGGAAGCTTCAGCACATGAAACAAACAAGGCCTTTGATAGATATTGCCAGTTCCAGAGCGATACATCCTTCAAAATGGCTGAACTGCTCAAAGAGGATGGAAAGGTATTAGAGTTCCCCAAAAAGAAGGGAAGGGGATAATATGATTCACACAGCACATACCCAGCACCTTTTTATGGGGACCATGGAAACAAAAAAGCCCGCAAACACTTGGTTTGCGGGCTCTATGATGGTGGAGGCGGCGGGAGTTGAACCCGCGCCTTGTCACCCAAAGCCCCGCCAATCAAGCGTTTCAAATGCTACCCAGCACATACCCAGCACCTTTTTAGCAAAAATCTGGCAAAAAATCACTAAGAACAAAATATTTTTGGGAGTTGAACCCAGTGGATAAACCGGGAGTCTAATCCTAAAAGAACAGCCCCAATGATGCGCCAAACATCATCAGGGCCCAAACAAAAACACACCTGAATCGGAGATGTATTATGTCTGAACCTATTGTATCTGAAGTTGAAGCTCAAATCAATTCGTATCTTACCCACCCCAGAACAACTGGCCTTGCAAAAACAACCCGGGATCTTTACAAAACAATCCTGGTAAACCAGCTGCTGCCGTTTTGTCAGTTGCACTCCATACCAAAACTAACGCCTGACCTGGTTGACCTCATGGAGGATTATGTTGATTTCCTCCGGAGCAATGATCTGTCCGCAAAAACCGCACAGAACTATATCACCGTGACAAAATTTTTCATGCGATTTTTAAAAATGCCCCTGGAGTTTACCTATCGGATACCACGACTGGATAAGCAGGCATGGGACCTGAAACACCAAAGACGATGGTTTTCTGACCGGGACATTGCAATGTGCAAGACTCACCGATTCGACAGGGATCACAACAGGAATCATTTGCTCATCTGTCTATTTTGCGAAACGGGCGCCCGGGTCGGTGAAATCGAACATATAAAAAGAGGGGATGTGAACATTGAACAGAACCAGATCCTGCTCCGGCACAGCAAAACAATCCCCAGGACAGTTTTCTTTTCCGGGGAAACTTCTATTTACCTGGAAAAATTCTTGAAAGATAAATTTCCAGACCCTACCACGGATTCGTTTAAAAGACTTTTCCCCGGGAAAAATCAGTTATATAAAATCACCAATAGAATGTTAGCGGAGTTGGGTTTGAAAAAGAAAGGGGACGGCAGGGGCCCACATACGTTCCGGCATTTTGTTGCGACCGATTTGCATTATAACAAAAATATGGAGCTCACCCATGTGGCCGCATTGTTGGGGGATACTCCGGAGACGATCAGCAGCCGGTACCTGCACCCAACCGCTCAGATGCTGCAGAGTAAAATCAAGAAGGCTTCTGGCTGGAGTTAAAAATAAAAATCCTCAGGACTTTGATTGTCTCGGGGATTTTAATACTTGATTATTAATTTTTATTTACTAATAACTATTCAAGCTGAATCCTAAGGATCTTCACAGCGACCCGGGCAGTTGCCATCTGGCTTGAATACTTGTCTAGCACCGGTAACTTTTCAAAGATACCAATCAAACTGCCCGTGTATGCAAGAATTTTAGTTCTGAGGCCCTCCTTATCAATCCCAGACAGATAGAGTTTTTTGGCATCTAAATAACGAGCCTCCAGGGTCATCAATTTTTCTAATGTATCCCGGGACAGCAAAGGCAATACTCCCGGGTCAGTAACAACTGTCCGGACTACCAGATATAAGGTATCTGCCTGTTTCAGTACCTCCCGGGTATCGGCGCCCATATTACAGGAAAACGTGCTAAACATAAGGACAAATGTAAGCCCTATTAGTAATTTTTTCATTACACCTCCGATCTTTTAAAGTTACTACCGATACCCAGGAAGGATCCGACACGGACCCCTACGTAGGCCACACTTGCTGTTATCTTCCAGGAGGTTACTGTTACATCCTGTTTAAACTGCTCATCAGCAAACTTACGGTCTGCTTTATTCTTGGCCCGCCCACAACGGAAATCATGTCTACAGGATGCAATCGGATGACGATGCCGGGGAAAGAGTCCCTGGAATAACCAGGGCACAGACGATCCATCCCAAGTAAACCCTACAGGGATACTTTCGATATTCCCATTTTGCGTTCCACATGACAAAGGACTTGTTAATTCACGCATCTTGGGCTGGCCTTCAACATTCTTCATGAAAATAAACATTATCCGAATATACTCCCCCAAAATGATTCTTCCGGAATATCTTCCGGATTCCTTGCAGCACGTTCTTGTGCCTCTTCGATTTGTGCCTGAGTAAATAATGCAGGGGTTTCGTGCCCCTCCTGATTCTGGATCATCACCGGATAGTATGATAATAAACTTCCAAATTTTCGGTCCTTGTTACCCACCTCTTCTTTTAAATGCAATACACTTTTCATATTAACCCCTTCTTTTTATAAAACTATTCACATCCCCAATGCTCAAAGCTGAAATGATTCCCGTCATGGAACCACCCGCCCCAACGTGCATCAGAGTCAAGGGATTCCCAATATTCACCCAGGTCAAGCCAGGCCTTGTGGTCACTATTTACAATCCATTCACCATCAACAAATAAATTCATGTCGAGGGCCAGACGGATTTTGTGGACACTCTTTGCTGCCGAATAAGAGCTTTTTGTTCCAAAACCCCCATGGAGTCGGGGGTCACGATAAGCGTCCCCAAGAGTCAATCCATATCCCTTAGAATCAGCGTAGGTAATAAGCTGGCTAATACAGACAGTGAATCTTTGTTGTTTTTTAGATAAGCTCATCTGATGGAATACACTCCTTTTCATATTGAAGAAGTTTTAATTTCAGTTCGGTTTTCTTTACTCTCAATTCATTGTCTTTAATTTTTCCATTGATATAAACAACTTTGAGTTGGAACAAAATAATTATAAAGGCAAAGATTGCTGTAAGAGTGCCTAAATGTGAGATAACCGCCATTACAGGAGCGAGGACACACTGGACCCAAGGCGGAAGAGATTCAAGTGCTTCTTCTATCGTGCTACTTACAATTCTTATCCGTTCCATTTATCCTAGTTCTCCTTCATTTTGAAAATCACTGTACGGTCCTCTTTCCGCCCCTCCTCAGTCTCAATTTTATTAACGAGAGTGTACTTGGTCTTGTCTGTACCTCCAGATAACCATATCGTGGTTCTCGTGTCAGTATGGTCATCCCCTTCGTTCGTGATGCCCTCCGGGACTACCCAAGAGCTTGATTTTATTGTGTCCCCTTTCCCCAGCCAAGGAGCCCAATTGCACCCGTAATCCAAAAGAGCATCAGGATCTTTTGTAAATGTCTTCATAACATCCCACCTCCATTATTATTAGGCAGGGTCAGGAATTCCAATTGCAAATTCAGCGGTTGTAAAAGGGTTACTAACATAAATCGTTTGGGGTGAGGCCAGAGAACCAGCTGCAAGCAACCTTGATGTGGAATCATCAGTTATACCATAATACCCCGCAAGCCCTTCTGCATCTACAACCCCATCTGTGATTGCTGCTATAACAACCTCCCTTCCACCACCAGTCCTATCTGACGGACCGGTAATGTCATCTACAGATCCGTCCAGCTCCTTTGTGCCAAGTTTATAAGTGTCAGAAGCATGTGTAAAAGTCGTGGGTAAAGTGTCGCATAGATACAGATTCTCTGCATCGTCATTAATTACGCTTAAACCATTGTCGAGTACATCATCGTGTAATGAGGCCATTTTAAAACTCCTAAATTAAATTAAATCCTACTTTCACTTTCAATCGTGTAATACCGTTCTTCACTTTCAATTGTGTAATACCTATCTTCATTGTCAATTACATAAAGTCTTTCTGCCGGGGTTATAGGGGCCTGTACCAACCATGGAACGCCAAATACGGGAACCCCTGTCGTAATCCCCACTGCCGTAAAGCTGTGTATCTGGCCGAATGTGGGCACTTCCAATACTGGTATACCGGTTGATATCTCCGGGACTACAAAACTGTGAACTTGTCCCAGGGCAGGAGAATCTAAAACAGGCACCCCTGTCGTAATCCCATTTGCTTGAAATAAACCACGTTGCCCCAGGGCAGGAGAACCAATAGAGGGAACCCCTGTCGTGACCCCCACGGCTGTAAAGCTGTGAACCTGGCCAAATGATGAAATGTCAACGACCGGTGCGCCTGTTGTGATCCCGATTGCCGTTAACTTGTGGTCTTGACCCAGAGCAGGAGAATCAAGAGTCGGAATGTCAACCGTTATATCATCTGCTGTTAAATTATATATTTGCCCAAGGACAGGAGAGTCCAAATCTGGCACACCTGTCGTGAACGATACCGCCATTACGCTATTCGGCAGATTCGCAATACACTGTGGAGAATCCAACACAGGTATGCCGGTTGTGATCCCAGTTGCAGTTAAGTTATGGGCCTGGCCGATAGTGGGAGTATCAAGAACTGGAACACCAGATACCGTATCGGATGCCGACAAGACATGGTTTTGGCCAATTGCCGGTGAGCCCAGGGCAGGTACGCCTGATACTGTATCGGATACCGTTAAATTATGTGTCTGGCCTATAGCAAGTGAGTCAAGGACAGGGGCACCGGCTGTAATCCCCAAAGCCGTAAAATTAAAAGTCTGATCCATACCCCAAAATGCAAGTGGTATTTGGAATTTTTCAAAATATTTTTGTTTCGGTGCAGACTTTCCCGGCGATAGGCTAATAGGCCCTGCAATAACCTGGTCAAGCACAGGAGACCCTAATACCGGGATACCTGTGGTAAATCCAATAGCTGTCAGGGCATGGGTCTGTCCAAGGGCAAGAGTGCTGAGTGTGGGGGCCTCTGTTGTGACTCCAGTTGCAGTTAAATTATGAGTCTGGCCGAGTGTGGGGGAATCCAGGATTGGCAGGCCAGTTGTTATAGATAAGGCCTCTAAATCGTTAACTTCTTCTGAGTCAAGGGCTGGAGATGCTACAATCGGTGTTCCTGTAGTAATATTTGAAGGTATTAAATTGTGTGTTTGCCCGATGGCAGGGGAATCTAAAACTGGAGTGCCAATAACAAGATTAGTCGCACCCAGGATATGGGACTGACTAAGAACAGGGGAAGCTAAAACCGGAGCCAAGGTAACAATATTATCTGCAGCTAAAACATGAGACTGACCAATAGATGGCACTCCGAGAGAAGGACTCCCTGCCGTGATTCCAGGAGTAGAAAGAGCATGGTTTTGGCCGATAGTGGGGGCGCCTAAAACTGGTGTGCCTGAAACTATGTCAGTCAAGTTAATAGGCAATAAACCACTCCCTACAACCTCCCACGCACCTATGGTTGGCTCGGTAGTTGATCTATCCTGCCCAGCTATATCAAGATCACCCGTATTCGTCTGATCCCTTACACCAGTGCCATCAAGGTCGCCAGACTTTGCTCTGACATCAAGAGTCCCAAGGCTTGCTATATTTTCAAATTGATCCGAGGCTGTTTTTGAATCTTGATTATCTGTCCCCGGCATATAAGCATCATCAGCAGCGTTA